AAGAGTCCAGGTTTAAAAGATATTAGAGTTTTCTTTTGAGCATCACACGCATTCTTGCAATGAATTCCATGGATGTGGGGCTTGCGGTTTTCTTTGGCTGCCATTCCGTCTCCATCATCGATACCAGGGTTTCGTAGTCCTTCACGAGTTTCTCTAGCTTATCTATCTCCTGCAGGGAATCTTGATTAATTGAAATTACCTTGGCCTCAATGACACCTTTGGGTAGTCCTTTGTAACCAGGCTCTGGCTTTATCCGATTGACATTCTTTTTCTTTGGCTTGGGTTTTGGCATCTGATACCTAGTTAAAAGCAAGCACTTATCTGCTTGTTTTATTTTAAAGTCCTAGAGTAGTTGAGCGTGGAGTAGGGGCCCAAGTACTCTAAGATCGGTGGATTTGTTATGTCTATGCCAGCAGCGCTGGTAGACATGTGGTCAACGGCTCTTACGAGCCATCGCCAATCTGTGCTTTCTAGGATTAGCCGGTAAGAGTCCGGACCCATTTGTTCAATGTCAACGACGCTAGGCCAGGTAGGTTTGCCATCCTTATCCAGTTGTTTGGATGTGATAAAAACCGTCATTCTAAACGGCTTTTGTTTTTTAGTTTTTACTTTCATAGTGCCTCAGGTGGGACTCGAACCCACACGTTCTTTCGAACAACAGATTTTAAGTCCGGTGCGTCTGCCAATTTCGCCACAGAGGCTTAGTGCGCCCGCTGGGACTTGAACCCAGGACCAGCAGATTAAAAGTCCGCTGCTCTACCAACTGAGCTACGAGCGCAAGATGTCACTACTTTATCACCAGTCTCACTACATCCGTATAGTGTCCGGGATCCAACACCTTGTCCTCGGTACGATACGTACGATAGCCAGTTTTGTGGTGATGTCTAGTGACAAAGTTCAATGCTGGGTTAAAAACTTGGTACCCAGCATCCATAGCCCTGCGAGCAATCACATGATCACAGCGAGGAACGCCCATGGAGAAGTCTGCGCCAGTAATACGACACTTACCTTGCCACACCCAAGTATCCTGGGAAGACTTCATGTGTGGATCTAGCTCTGTGTCGTTCCAACGAGTCAGGCAAAAGAAAACCGTTGGCCGAATGAACTTTGGGATATCAGCACAGCTTGGATGCTCAAATGAAATGTCGCTATTTGCCAAGATGTTTACATCCTTGGGTTGCGTCACTTGATTGACATGGTCAAAGACTTGCTGATATGTGATTCTGTTGTCTGCAAAGACAAAGCAGACTTTAGACTCAGGCAATCCCAGTTCTTGTACTGCAGCCTTGGCAGCTTTAGTGTCCCTACAGAACAGTAACAGCTGGTCAAGCCAAGCTGTATTGCCATTCTCTCTTAGACACTCTCTAAGCTCCAAAGCTCGGGCAGCGGACTGGCAGTCCTGAGCCCAAAAGTCTGTGATGAGTCGGTTCATGGGGCGAAGACGATCTTAACGTGTTCGGAGTTTCGCAGGACGGTCTCCACCCATTTAGGAGCATTTTGCTCCTTACCATTCTCCACGGACAAGAAGATGACCTTGCCATACACCGCGTAGTCCACACCTCGAGTAATGAGCAGCAGTCTGCTTGCCAGCTCATTGTAGTTCTCCGGAGACACCTGTGGATCCTCCGAGATGTACATCACCAGTCCGTCGCCCATGGAAATGGGAATAGGCCATGAGTCCAGTTCTGTAGGAATGGCCACAGGATTTAGTTCCCTACGAATGATCCCCGGATTACCGCCAGGGTACACCATCACCGCTTCCAGTTTCATCTGTGCTGTCCTATGAAGAGAGTGTCGAGAGACTTGTAATATGCAACCCAGAACAGCTTGGGTTGCATCCAACGTGGAGTGTGGTCTAGCCACCACTCCATCACTGCTTCGATTTTTCTTAGCATTTGAAGAAAAGAGGGGGCTGGCCATTTCCGACGAGGATGGCCAGCCCCATCACAAAAAGAGGAACGTCCCCGGCTGGATTCGAACCAGCGACCATCGGATTAGAAATCCGATGCTCTATCCAACTGAGCTACGAGGACACACTCGTAGTTTAGCGAGTTGAACAGAGCTCGACAATAGGAGAGAGCACGCCCCAGCGCAATCTACGCCGCAGGAACTTGTACAGCGCCAGAGTCACTCGGCAGTCCTGCATGCAGTAGGATGCTATCATAGGGTCCTGCTTGCTCCAATCTATCGGAGGCTTTGCCTTATGAACTCCAAGGCGATAGCCCCAAGCTTCAAGCGAGTTGGATTTCTTGCGCGCTGGATTCAGGATGCGACCCTCCCTAAACCCCTCAGGGAACATGGACTTGGCACGGCGATACGTGCAGAAAGTTCGAGTACCCATGTTCAGCTTGAGACCGGTCCACGTCTGGAGAACGTTAATGTCGAACTCGATGTTGTGTCCGATCAGCTCATCCGCCGTGTAAATAAGAAGCAGCCCAGCCTCCAGATTCTCTCCTTCGTAGGTGTACTCATGACCGGTATCTGCGTCAATGGCGCAGACACAGTGCAGATGAGTTAGAGAAGATCGATCCCCCTTGTTCCAATCTGAGAATTTGATGGCATTTGTTTCGCAGTCGATGATCAGCTTCATTCGAATCCTTTCGCTTGAAGACAAAAAAAGAAGCCGAAGGTTCCAGTTCGGCAAACACTGACGACACGCCTTGTCGTGTCATTGCAGCCTGGGAATCTCCGGAGATCCGTCAGGTCTTATTTGAGCACACTACGCCGCTTACACTGGGACAACGGCTAGCAGAGGATCCGTTGCTTGTCAGTAGGCTACCCTTGCTTGCTGAGCTCAACAGCAGAGGGCGTGCAACCTCCAGGTTGATTTTCGTCTTGGAGCTCGTCGATTTAGCTACGGGTGCTAAAGATCAACTGCGGGATTTACGTATGTGAAGCTCCTCCAACGAAGCGACCATGCGACCCAACTGCTTGAGCACGTAAGTTTGAGTTCTAAAGTGAATGGCGCTCATAGGGGCCGACATCGACGAATGCGACTTGTGCCACTCTGATTTGTACAGAGTGTAATCGCAGGAATGGTTGCAGTCGAATCCCACGATTCTTTTGTCACCGTCCAATTCATCGTACGTCACTCCCCCGTGGACGTCTAGATCGTACAAATCTATTCCGTCAGCGAGGCCCTTAGGAAGCTCAATGTATCCGCAGTAGTGCATGCCATTGGTGTTTAAAGCTATGCATGCATTGATTCCCTCGGGGAACGAAGCACAGTTGATAACCACAGTTTGTACGGTGTTTTCTATCTTCATTATTGGAGTATCCTGATGGCGAATGAACGCGACTAGTTATTTTAACTACATAACGACCCTTATTTAGCTATAAAACCCACATCAACTTTAAGGCTAAACGGAGGTTTATAGCTAAGAGAAAGACAGTTGTTGTCAGAGAGACCCCTTCTCTTAATTGGTGACGGTGACGGTGAGTGCTACACTACTAGACTATTATTAGTTTTAAACCCCAAACCGTCAAAGCAACCGTCACCGTCACTAGTCGCTGGGGGGGTCTCTTGGGCAACCCTGTCCGACAACCGTCACCGTCACTAGTCGCTGGGGGGGTCTCTTGGGCAACCCTGTCCTTCTCTTAGCTATAAAAAAAATCCACCAATGATTAGTTGGTGGACTAAAAACTATCTGTAAAACAGACTTAATTTTTGCTATTTATTCCCTACCTGTTCAAAAAGGCCAAAAGCCACGATCGTCTAGACCGTGTGCTGCATCAATGGCGGCTCTCCAATGACGCACCTGCTCATCATTTTTGATAGCTTCGAGAATACTCATTGATGCAATCATCTTCATACCTTCCTCGTAGGCTTTTTGGTTTTCATCGCCTTTTACTACTTTAGGCTCACCAAAAGCTTTATCTTTGATGTAATTAGCCCAAGTGTCTTCCGTGCGAGCTTTGTAAGCCTCTAAAGCTTCTCTATCCCGTTCTTTGCCCTTAGCTTCTAGATAGCCGCTTCTTCCATACTCTCGAAGTAGACCTTGTGCATTTCCGGCTAAGACATCGGCCAATCCCTTTACACCGGCACCGGCACCGGCGCCAAGGCCGCCACCGATAAGAGCCCCCTTAAGCTTAGACTTACCACGCAGTGCATTTACCAGAGCGCCGATACCCGCACCAGCAAGACCTCCGCCGCCTGCATAGACGCCGTAGTTAGCGAGCTGACTCTCAAACGGGCTAAAACTGCCTACAGTAAGTAGAGCTCGCTTTTCTACCATGGATTTAACATTATTTGCTACTTTAATCATCGCATACTCCTTCTTTATATTATAGTAAATGTTAACTCTTAATAGCGTCTATTGCCGAGTTTATCGTATGCTTTTGCGCAAGCCCAGCTCCAGCACCAAGTAAGCCACCAGTACCGGCACCTAGCCCCAACCCAATTAGCAAAGCTCTTTTATAATCCTTTTCCTTCTTGTCCCGGAAGTACTCTACCAAAGGGCCTACCCCAGCTCCTACCAACCCCCCAGTTAGTAATCCACCTGCCCCATAGGCATATGGCAAACTACCGCTGTAGTTACGAACTAGTCCTTCTAGAAACTCTAAAACCCCCGCTGTCTTTACTGCAGGGGTCTTTTCGGGCTTCTTGCCAACCTGATTGATCAGCTTATCCATGAGAAGATATCCACCGATGCCGCCACCCAATCCACCTAAACCCATTCCGGCCATACCATAACCTGCAACGTCGTTAACGCGCTTTTTAATGTCTTCATCTTCGGTTACAGGACCGTATATAGCGTTTGCACCATACGCTCCTAAGCCACCGCCTGCAAAACCGCCAAGTAGCATGCCAAGGTCTGCACCTAAGCCCTTGGCTGCGCCGCGAAGTATTTCTCGCATAAGCGGTTCTTTATCGTCTGCTGCAGCTCCATGGATTAGAGCACTCAGACCTGTGCCTATAAATGCTTGCTTGGATCTAGCAGATGCCTGCTTATACTGAGGAGAATGGTGTGCGTATGGGGTCATGGATATCCTTGATATCCTTAAGATTTTGTAGGGGTAGTGGGTCTTGGGGCCTGACTCAAAGTACTAGAAGGAGGTTGGGATGGCGAAGGATAGGCAGTCGCTTTATTTAAAGTATTGAGTCCGTAGTGAGTAGTGATTGGTCCAAAGTCCTTGCCGTAATAATCTCGCATGCTTTGATAGAAACGAGAGTTGTCTAAAGTGTTGCGTGCACTTTCTAAGGTAGACATTTGCGCATTTGGTTGAGCTGTCTGGCGTTGAGCTTCCTGTAGAGCAGCCCTTGTAGCTCCAGGCATACTCTCTAATTGATTTAGGGCGCCATAACCTACGGCTTTTACGCCAGCTCCTATAGGTCCAGATGCAGCTACACTTAATCCTTCTCTAGCGGCTGTAAATGCATCATGTGGGAGGGGATTTCCCATCATGTCTACAAAAGTTCTATCAATGGGATTATCTCCACCTTGTCGGTAGATATAATGATAAGGGTTGCTCAAATATTCCTTGCCGGCATGCATAAGTCCGCCCCAACCCATTTTATGAGATAGGTTTGCAGCTTCAGCCGCGGAGTAGCCGGCATCAAGTAAACTTTGATATGCGTCTGCTTGATACTTATTTACGTTTTGCGCAGCAGGCACAGCAACATTTACAGCATCTCCAATTACTTTAGGAGCTGTAAGCCCTACTATAGGGCCTCCATAGGTTTTTAGAGCTTTACCTATATTGGAGGCAGCACCCACAGCTTGTCTTGCTCTTGGTGCTGCTGTTAATATAGTTTTAGCTGTAGGTATAGCATAGGGGGCTGCAAGGACGCCGGCGGCTGCTCCTGCTGCAAGTCCGCTAACACCTAATGAAGCTGCAGCGGCATCCAACATTGGATCTTTATATTGAAGTTCGTATTGAGTTCTGCCTGGCAATGCGTTTAGCAATCGACGATTAGTGTCGATCCACATTGAATCTTCTGGGTAATCAGAACCGATTCTGCCGCCAGTCCAATAATGGGCAGCTCCGCTAAACGGCTCAGCAACTCCAGAAGCAAAAGACTTAATGCCAGCCCAAAGTGGACTATCCTGCGCAGTTTTGCTACGAAGGCTATAAAGCTTAGAAAGATTGGTTGCAAGCTTTATCATTATTCAAACTTATCGTAGCGTTTAATACTTTGGCACCCTAATCGTTATGCAACCGGCTGCTTGTACATATCTGGGTTAAGATACGGAAAGTTCAAACTCTGGCCTGCGCCTATTCCGGCGCCTATTAATCCGCCCAAGCCTAAACCTAATAGCGAGTTTCTATAGCCATTAGAGAGGCCCGACCCAACATCCATACCGAGCCCGGCGACGCCACCAATGGGGGCACCTGTGAGGCCACCCTTAATAGCTCCAAGCAAAGCCCTACGAAGCATATTGGGCCCATCTTGTCTGGTAATCACATCCTCATTCTCGTAGCCTGAAAGAGCGTTATCTAACGCCCCTGTGCCTGCACCGAGTAGACCCCCTGCGCCGCCGCCTAACAGAGCGCCTATCAGGGTACTTGAGGCATCTGCGCCAGGGGCAGTCCCACCAAGGACGCCGCCGCCTAGGGCGCCAAGTGTAAGTCCAGAGAGGCCTCCTAAAAGGGCCCCTCTCTGTAGACGAGTTTTATAGTCTACGGAACGCTCGGCTTTTGCTTGCTTGTAATAAGGGGAATGATGAGAATATGGTTGCATAGTTGTTCCTTAATAGTTTGCTTTATTCAAACTTATCGTAACGTTTAATTATATCTTTAAATCTTTTACTCTTCAAAGCTCGTTGCTTAGCTAAATGCTGGCCTAACAATAGACCCCCCAGCCCAGCAAGGCTAGCTGCAGCTCCGCCGGCTAATACAGGAGTAAGTACTTTACCGAATTGATCCTGGCCTGCTAAATAGCTGGTGCCGCCAGCCCCTAGTCCGGCAAGTATGGCAGCAGTGATGCCCCACTTGTTGCCAGAGCTAGTGATGTCTTCCAATAGCTTCTTTTCGCCTTTATTAAAGTATTTAAGAGCAGTATCTAAACGATCCTTCTCTTTAGAGAACAAGTGCAGCTGCCCCAATAGCTTGCCTGCGCCTAACCCAGCAAACATACCAGCTGGACCCCCAACAAGGGTGCCAATACCGGCTGCAGGTAAACCGTAGGCCCCCTGATACAGCGCTGAGTCGCCCAGCTCCCAAAGGCGTTGCTTATTCCATAGAGTGGGGCCAAAGAATTGTTGCTTTAGATCCTCTGCACCTCTGAACGGAGTCTGCTCTGGACTGCCAGCTACAACCGTGGCTTTCTCAAGCACATCGCCAGGCAGATGAGACAGGTTGACTGCCTGCTCAATAGCTTTGCCAAGGTTGTTCTTTTGTTTAGCCATCGATTACTTACCAAGAATCTTTACCGTATCAGTAGGGCTGAGTTCGCCGCGGTTGAACGCCTTAATGACATCGTCTTTAGTTTGGAATACCTTAACGTTGCTCTTATCTGGTGGGCGCTTGCTAGCTAAATAAAGGCCGTATAAAAACTCGTTCTTAATAAATGGCTGAGCCTGGAATGTTGCAGCAGACATGAGATTACGACTAGGCAACATGCGTTCGTAGGCTTCAGCTACAGCCTTCTGGGAGGAGGGAACGTGCAGACGCATCTGATCGCCGTCAAAGTCTGCATTAAATCCAACAACGACAGATGGCGACAATCTAAGGGTGCTACCTGTGGTCAGTCTTGGCTTGGCTGCCATGAAGTTGTACTTGTGCAGTACGGGCGCTCGGGTAATCATAACCGGACGCTTGTCCATTTCAGCGAGTAGGGCTCGCTTGGCAGTTGTTGTTCTATTTTCAACCTGCTTCATCGCCTCCAGAGGATTTGCCCCAGAAGCAACGAGAGATCGAACTACGTATGGGCGGAATACAGAGAATGCCATGTCCTCGGGTACCCCAACATGGTCCATGTCTAGTGAAGGATCTGGGGTAATAACGGCATTACCTACGCCTTCTACGGTAGAAGACAGCACCTTGCGCTGGAACATAGAGAACTTGGGATTGCTGCCAAGAATGTGTCTAATCAGGCCGTTTACATTCTTCTGCTTGAGCTTTGCACTAGCCGGGTCGGCAAGACCGACCGTAGCCTTGATCATCTTATAAAGCGCAAGCTTTTCTTTGCCTGTGGCTTCATTGCCCAGCTCGCCTTGCAGTTCCTTCAAGTTACCGTTCATGCTGAACAGTTCTTTGTACAGATAGTTCATGTCTGAGACCATCTGCATATTGCCGGTATCGGTAATGGGTCTGAAGCGAGGGGGCAGTACTGGCATGTCCTCCCAGAGGAAATCGCCAGGCTTGATCTTGCGCTTCTCCATGCCCTCTAAATACGAAAGTTTGGAAATAGCGTTGCTGCGCTTCTGCCCCTTGGATGCCGTGATTTCTCTACGGGTGGCCTCAATCTCTGCTGGGATATTCATGCCAACAAGTTTCTGCTCCAATCCTTCCATACCGCGAATGCCTTTGACTGTATCACCAGACACTACGGATTCAAAGTCTTTCTTGGTGAGTCCGGTAAGGGAGCGCACCACGTCCTCCATGACAGGATTGACCATCTTGGCGGCAAGAGGGAAATGGCCGAAAGATGATTGATTGACGCCAAAGATCTTCTCGTCAAAGAAACCGCCGTCATAGGCTTTGCCTGTCTTGAAGTCGATGTCTCGGAAGTCCTTGACCTCACCACCAGACAAACTCTTAACATCTTTGCCGGTCATGCCGTAAATGTTTACGGCGCCGCCTTGACGTTCTACGTTGACCCCAGCACCCTTGAGCTGAGCTACGAACTTATCCCATACGAATGGAACATTGACGGAAGGCACTGGAGTACCCATCTTGATCGCACGCCAGTATTCGTCGTTCTTCTGGCCACGGACAAGTCGGGCATCTTTGAGTACTTCGATAGCGCCGTGGGCAAGAATAGCATTCATATCAGAGATGGAGATACGCTTAGCGCCTTCATCTCCACCCTTGACTGGAGCTTCTTCAGTGCTGTAACCACCGGTATCACGGGCGCTCAGCTTCTTCTCGGCCTGGTGGTGCAGGTTCATGAAGTAGCGATTGCCGGTAAATACATTATCTACGTTGCGATTAAGTCTTGGGTCGTAGATAGTCTCTGTATCTGTAAGGCCGTTTTTCTTTAGCTCTCGTTGAGCAAAGTCTATGAAGCTTTCGTCCAGGAACGCCGGAAGCTTGACTGGCTGCCCAGTCTTAGTGGCAATTTTGCCCATTGCGGCCTCCACGGCCTGAACAGGATTAACACGAGTGACAAGAGCCAGGGGGTTGTAAATGACTTCATATGAATTGCCGTCCTTATCCTTGGGCATATCTTCATCTGGAATGATGGTGGAGATGACACCTTTGTCGCCGTAACGACCGACCAGCTTATCGCCTACAGACATTGGCTTGTAGGACTTGATCGCCACCTGGTATCCGCTGCGGGTCTTGGTGACGTTGGTGACAATGCCAGGCTGGCTGTGATCCCAGGTTTGGGCTCTGTTCGTATAGCTCGGTCTCGCCTTCTTCATCAGACCAAAAGTGTCGGACTTTCTTTCGCCTACACCAAGGATAATTGGATCACCTGGATTTAAAGTAGTGCCGGGTTTCACGACGCCTGTAGCAGAATTCAGATTAACCAACTGCTCTTTGTTGTACTGCCCTGGGAATAAAGATACAAACTTACTGAAGTTGGCCTCGTAGTCGTCCTTGCCGTCATAGCCAACGGTGTACATGTGCTCAGACGACATCTTCTTGGCAGCTGTCTCAGACATGACTACGCCGTCTTCGAAGTTAGACCCACCCAGTTCAGGATCGCCCCAGACGGTATACGCCACCTTTAGATTACGACCCATGGCAAGTCTGCCCTGGTCATCAGAATAGTTAGACTTAGCCAATAGCTGACCAGGCTTGATCTGATCCCCCAGCTTAACCATTGGCGTATTATGAATATAAGTCTTGCGGTTAAACGGGAAGTTGTTGTACAGCTCGTAACGGCGCTTTTCCTTGCCGTGCTTTACCTCTACGTATTCTGGCGTAACCGCAGTGACGAGACCATTGCCAAGGTCAGCTTCGGCAGCTACTGCACCAAGGTGCGGTACAAGCTGCTCTTCAAACGATCTACCCTCTGCGTCATTAGGATCTAATCCCTGTACCAGGGGCGCTTCGGCACCCTGGACAGGTAGCGCCTGAGTGAAGTACTTGGAACCCATGAGCAGGCGTCCACCCTTGATGCCGGAAATGCCAGGCACAAGGTTGGAGTTGATGTTAAACATGTTGCTGTGGGCAGGCACTTCGTACTCGACCTCTGCAGGATCGACATAGGAGATGCGGCCACGCACCATCGCCCTGATTGGATCTCCAGTCTTCGCCGAGCGTGCAAGTTCCCCAGGGAACGCAACAATCGAATCGGTCAGCGTACGAGCCGCCACAGGCTCCAGCTTGCCGGTCTTGATGCTACGCATCCTGGAGTATATCTGGCCATCTGAGCCCTTGTAGGAGCCTACGGTGAGTCGTAGGTCGATACCTACCTTGTCGGACTCAGGAGTACGAACTGGGTCTAGGAACCCAAGGTGAGATGGCTGGACTGAACGGCTGTCAACAGGAATGCCGTGAGCGGCTGAACCAATACCGCCCTCACCAGTGCGGATTACACGCATATTCTGATCCAGGATCTCCATCGGATTTACTTCTTCGATGGGAGCGCCGAGACCAGAACCGATGAGTACACCATTGAGCACCGGTGTAAATACACCGTTGCGGAATGCATTTAAGTTGCCTTTATTGGTAGCCTTGAATAGAGCTGTTCTGACAGCTGCGCCGGCGTCCTTTTGAATTCTTTCGGAGAAGAAGTCCTCTGGGCCTAGGAACTTCTGATAGGCCAAGGAGTCACGATCATCCTGATCTTCAAGACCGCGTTGAGCATTAAGAATCTTTTGAGAGGCGCGCAGTAAAGTGCTGCCAGTTATTCTGCTTAAGTCTTCGTCGTTGAGCTGCATTTGCTCATACTCGAAGTCCTGCATGGTGGGCAAAGGGGCAGCTTCCTTCTCAGTCAGTAATTCATTTAAATTAGCAGCAACCTTTGTACCTACAGCTAGTCTAAAGCCACCACGAGGCTTGGCATCGAGTAGCAGGCTTCTACGAAGTTGCTCCAGCTCCGGGCACTCAATATCAATGCAGTATTCCCCGCCGTTGGGTGGCAGTACGCTGCGAATATTGTAGGTAAATCTACGGCCAGAACCGCAGGTGGTCTCAAAGTTCTTACGGAAGACTTTCTTTAGCTGCTTAAGCTCTTCTGCCGTAATAACGACAAGCTTGCCCTTGTCGGCAACGGGAGAGATAGCAGGAGCTTTGTCAGAATCCCTTAGCGCATAGAAAACGCTATCTACGAATCCTGCAGGTACGGTAATGTAGCCTTCGCCTTCGATCTTTAGTGTACCCCGCAGCGGTACATCTGCTTGCTTCTTGATGACTCCGGCATAACTCAAAGTACGACGGGTAACCTCTGGGTCTAGCTCAGTCTTATAAAGAGCATCTTTGATGCCTTGATAAATCGTGGCATCGTCTAGACCCTTGGAAGGATTATTGGTTAGTCGTTCATAGATACGAGCTGCGTCGTAAGCTGAACCAATCTTATTGGACCCCAGAAGCTCCTTGCCCCAGGTGCGCTCAAGAATAGAGTCGTCAATACCCATGGCCTTGAACATCGGATATGCAGGAGCAACGGACTGCCCAATCTCGGCAACAAACTTTCCAGTATCTGGCATAAAGGCCATGCGGAAACCACGACCCTTGCCCGGCATGGTGTTGAAGTGCGCCTCAAACTCGCCAGACTTACGCTTACGAACGTATGGCCCTGCAAGCAGACGAGACTGATTGGCTACGGTGTATTCGCTGCCTGCGTTAATAAACGTGCCACGATCCGTAAGATATGGCACTCTGGCAAGAGTGACAGATCTATCGGTCTGATCCATGATCTCGCCGGTAGCGTTATCCTTCATTACCAGGCGGCCACGCAAGGGAACATAAAGACTCTGATTCTGCATCAGAGCCTCTTGCTGTTCCTTCAGGCTGTAGGGTTCAGAGCGACCGTAATCTAAGTCCGAAAGCTCGACAGTGTATCGAGTGTTCTGCAGGGGAAACTTTGACAATACCGCATTCTTTACCCCGTCAAAGATATTCTTACGGGTGACACGGTAATCGTTAAAGCCCCTCAGCACCGGGGCAGGAGGGGCTACGAGTTGGTTTAAGTCGTCTGCACCGGGCGTAGGCATGGAACTTGTACTCTAGCTTAAAGCTTGAATTTAGGCTTACCTTCGTCAGTCTCTTCAAGATCAATACCCGATGCAAGAGCACCGGAAGCAATATCGCGCTTGAGCATGCTTTGCAGAGTCTTGAGCTTGGCCTTCTCAGGATCGTCCTTCATTTTATTCTGCATCATCATCCAGCCAAGCAAAGCACCTACGCCAGGAGCCAGACCTAGAGCGTAAGCAGCCCCTGGAACACTGAATCCCAGGCCGTGCGGATCAGGGCTTCTCACAATCTTATCCTCAGGAATTGGATCAATAGCCTGTTTTACCAAACCATCGATCTGCACTTGAAGATCAGAGGATTGCTTTGAGAGAGCCTTTTCAAATTCTTTTTTGGCTTTCTCAACCTTAGACTCCATCTTCTGCTTACGACTCTGATCGATGAGTCTAGTGCCTAGCATAAAGGTAAGAATACCGGGAGCCAGCATTGCAGCTGGAGTAGCCATGCCGTACATCATTGGCTCTGTGAGGTATTCTCCTAATGTGTTAGATACCTTCTCGCCAGGCTCCTTGGGATTCTCCATGTCGTCTATGACTTCCTGAGAAAGATCTGAAGTAGTTTCGTCTGCTTTCTCTGGCAGCATATCTGCAGGGCTGGCTGTATCGCTAGGCAAATACTCCTGTAGTTTGTGGCTCTTTGGAATAGCAATACGCTTCTCCATACGCTTTGCACGACTCTCTTGGCCAGGAAAGCCAAACACGGATTCGTCGTGCAGGTACTTACCAAGACCATAGAGTCCCACGCCACCAAGGCCTACCCCTGCACTGATGGCAGCATAGTTAAGTAGTTGTTTTACGTTGGGATCCATGGATTCCTTTTTGCTTTCCGGTAGATCTTCATGCTTCGTCTTGGCAAAGTCACGCACATCTTTTTCAGACATGCTTGCCGCGGCTTCTTCGGCCTTACCAGAGCCAGTAGCCTTGCCCTCTTGGATGGCCTTGACTAAACCAAAAAAGCGTTGTTGCTGCTTGCTCTGAGCAGGCATGAATTAACCTCCAAAGCCAAGCATACCCTTGGCAGCATCCGTCTTCTTAGAGAGTGTGTCCTTGAGAGCGGCTAGAAGATCCTGTTGCTCGGATTCATTAATTCTATTTACAAGTCGGCGCTCAAATTGAGCAGGCGTAGTACCTGTACCTAAACCTTCCAATGCGTCGGCAGTTTCAAGGACCCGAGCTAGAGCGCCGCCACCCATACGCATGGGGTAGTTTGTTCGCAGAGCAGCTAAGTCCTCTTTATCCTTTTTAATCTGAGCGGCTTGATCGCTGAGAGCATAATTGCCAAGAGCCTTTGCACCTGCGCCTAGGCCAGCACCAACGCCACCACCGATGAGAGCACCCTTAAGTTTAGACTCACCACGCAGTGCGTTTACCAGAGCGCCGATACCGGCACCAGCAAGTCCGCCACCACCTGCATAAAGAGCGTAGTCCTTTAAGAGACTGTCAGTGGGACTAAGGGCTGCAAGGGCATCCTGAACAGTGACATTAGATTTTTTAAGAGTTGGACGAAGATGAGAGTAGGTCATTAACATTATTCTTATTCTTTCATATAATTTTGCGAATAAACATCTTTGTTTGACCAAGGTTCGATTACACCACCGGTAAGAGCGCCCAATCCGGCGCCTGCTAGAGCGCCTAAGCCAGGATATAAAATCTGTGCCTCGGTATCGGCATGGCGCGGCGTCACGACGTAGCCCTGTAGACCGCCAAGAGCACCTCCCGCTAGAGCCCCCGCCAGAGCTCTTCGAAGTCTGTTAGGTTCGGATCTTCTAGTTATGATGTCTTCGTTCGCATAACCTAAAAACGCATTGGATCCGGCGCCAAGGCCGGCGCCAAGGCCGCCACCGATGAGTGCGCCGAGTAAGCCTTGGAAACCCCGACCTTTAGTGTGAAATGCGTCGACCCCGCCATGGGCGCCAGCGGCTCCGGCTATAGCACCTAAGAGGGCTCCGGCACCACCCCCATACAGAGCACCTCTGCGGGCACGACCTGCGTAATCCACTTTTCTATCCTCTGCAGGAACGTCTTCTGCTTGTTCCTGCTTTCTTTTTTTACGCCTCACCTTATCGGCTGCAGCTTCGGCTTCATCATCATCAGCAAGCTTTTGCCTAAAGTCGTTTGATAACTTGACCCAGAGGTAGTCACGCAATAGAGAGTATTCTGCTGCCTTATTCATAGGAGGGTACCTGATTCTTATTTGGGGTAATGCGCATTATATCCATTTCATAGAGATAAAGATGCATTTCTTCTGCCGGAATTTGCAGGAGGGCGTAATACTTAATCCAAGAGGTCCAATTCTCTTTGGCCTCAACCCACTCTGTAACTTCCGTGAACTCGCACCAACCTCTATCTCTCCATTTTACCAGAACATCTACTAATTGGTTGTATTGGGCAAGTTCGCCCTCTTTCCAAAGGCAGAATTGTCTAGAATTAAAAAATGGAGTTTCTTGCGGTCGTTTATCTTGACCGTCGTTTTCTTTAACTATGGGCGACACAGAGCCAAAGAATGGCGGATCGCTTAAGTTCTGGTGCTTAAAGCTAAAAAGAGGTACGTCAGCTGGAGATCCGGTGTTCATGGGTTAGATGGTAGCGACTCTAGCTGCTCTTGCACCTTTTTGCCAATCTCTTCTTTTTTCTTTAAAGCTTCAGCCAACATAGCTGCTCTAATCTCTTGATACTTGTTTGAACCCGCATAACCCAATCCTCCGCCAGCTAGAGCTCCTAGAGCAGCAGAGCCTAATCCCAAACCAGTTGTTTGATTTTTCTTAGGAGTCAGCAGTTTATATAAGCCATAACCCCCAGCGCCTCCGAGTCCGGCGCCAAGGAGAGCATATAAGGCATCTTGCGTATTAAGTTCAGAACGCTTGTACATTAGGAAAGCCCAGACTCTACAAGCTTCTTAGCATTACGATACTTTGCAAGAAGATGTAGTTTCTTTGCCTCATCTACTGCACCATAGCTTGGCAGAATGGAGTCATCTGGATCTAGCTCAAACTTAGCCTTGTTGTACAAGTAGTTACCTAGAGCGCCTGCGCCAAAACCACCTACAAGACCAAGAGATCCAAGGAGTAATCCCATCTGAAGCGTTTTGTTTGCAGCCTCGGCTGTATCCTTTGCTGTACCCGTTATCGGGTTTGCTTGTTTATACCCGCTGTAAGATAAAAGCTCAGAAGGCAGGATGCCTAGCTCTGCAGCCTTTTCGCAAAAGCCTTGACGAAATGCTTGTAATTCTTCGTTGGTCATAGTGTAATTTTACCGTAGAAAAGAAACTTACTCAAAATGACAGTTTGCCCAAGTTGATTAAAGTACCAAGAGCAGCGCCAGTGCCTTGCATGACAGTCTGCTCCTTGGGGCTAAGATTCATGAACATGCCGATGCCTTTAGCGGCAGCAGTACCAGCAACTGCACCTGCCCCGGCGCCAATAGCAGCATGGGCAATGTCTCGGACGGTGAACCAGGGCTTATTGGACTCCCGGCTGGCTCGTAGCATAAGACCGGCAGCCTGACCATAGTCTACGTACCCAGAACGCATCTGCTCACTCACCACATCGGCAAGGTGAGTTTTGGCAATCTGTAGGTCCATTGGGATATAAGCACCGCTCTTGGTCGGATCCTGGCCTCTTGCAATAAGAGCATTATCTCCAGTTGGGATAATACCTGAACGCACACGAGAACCTGCCTGCATCTTTTTCCAGTCAGCGTCTGTGTAGTCTTCGTTCTTAGGCAAGCTTAGTCTCGAGATATCTGCCATGGTGGAAGGGGCGTTGATAAGCCAGGGGGCGCTCATACCACCGATGGCAGCAAGCGCCATTAAAGCTTTTTCTTTACCGGCAAAACGCTCAGGAAAAAAATACTTTAAAACAGGAATAGAAGCTACACCTAAACTGGTCAACCCTACGCCTGTGAGTAAGTTTCCAAATCGAGTCTGAGCAGATGGACTAAAAGTATCTTTGTCATACCAGAAGCCGGGGCTATAACCTAAGGACTTCGATAGGTCTGAAGTAAACGCTGCACGCTTATAGGGAAATGGAGTAGGAGTCATCTTTTTACGCATATACTCTGCAGTGGCTGGATATAGTTCCGATGCAGCCCCCGCTGAAGGCTTCTTAGCCTGCTCGCCGACTTCCTTGGTGGCCTTAGTAAGCTCAGACTTCATGTTGCCATATAGAGACGGCAGCTTCATATAGCTACCCTGACCGCCACCGGTGATATTGGGCATTCCCGATCCAGCAGACATACCCTTGGCTGCTGCGGACTCCTTTTGAGGAGCATCGCTTAGTTGCAATCCGGAGATTACGTTCTTTGGAACATGGATCTTAAAGTTAGTAGAGCTATGAGTAAGACCGACAATGCCGTCTTTTTCAGAGTCTACATAAAACTCTTTAGGAGCCTCTCTTACCAATTGATGGATAAGCTGATGCTTCTGACTGTACTGTTTGAAGTCAGAGTATTGCTTGGCTTTTTTAAGATCGCCTAGAGTGCTCATTGCGTCGCTCCTTGGGCTTGCTGCATTCCCTGCTGATATACCTGATCCATTACCGGCTGCAGTTGCAGCAAGGCATCTACTAAGGGAGTATTACCTGACTCCTGAACTTCCACTGGCAGCTGTTGAGCCTTGGCAAGATTATCAGCTTGTTGCGCAAGCTCTGCATAGCCTGGAGGCACCTGTCCAGTTTGCTGATAGGTGTAATACATGTCAGACAGCGTTCTGTTAAGATCAGCCATCATTTTTGCAGCTGCAATAACGGTTTGAGGGCGTCCCCCTACTTGATTTGCTAGAGGAGATTGCATTAGATACCTGCCAAGCTTACTGGAGTTAATAGACTCTGAGTTTTGAGCTGACTCATAAGCTAAAGCATCTAAATCCTCAAAGAACCTAGGAGCTAGCAAAAATGTATTTGGCAATCCTATTGAGCTTGTAGCAACATTAGCTGCAGTATCTTTATTTGCAGCCAGATCTTCAGCATAACTAGCCGCACCTAATGCTCTAAATGGATTAAAAGTTACTGCGTTAGCTGCAGGGCTAACAAAAGAATTTTCACCTTTAGCAGCAATTTGTTTTCTCACTTCGGCATACTGTGCTGGATCACTTAACACCAAGGCTTGCTCCTCTGGTGACATTTGAGATATTTTTAACTCAGTAGCTCTGTCTATAGCTAATTGTTGTTGCTCATCAATAGAAGGTAAAAAAGTGCTTGCACCAATACCGGATCGATTTAAAGCAGTGGGATCAAAGGAGACGCCTCCGGCCAATAAAGATTCACCAAAACGCTTAAGAGATTCTGGAGTGCCAGCAACATTTGGATTTGCTGCATTAAACGCAGCTGTATCCCTGTAAGCATTAGCGTAGTTATTAGCTGCGCCTTGAGTTGCAAAGTGTGCACCTAATTGAGAAAAAAGTCTACCTGCCCCAGGAGATGTTTGCGCTGCACTCAGGAGTACCGGTACTGGATTAAGTCCCGATATGGCGTAGTTAGCAGAAGTAGGAATCGCCTCTCCTGCAAATCTGACTACAGGATTAGTTGCACCTTGAAATACGGGTTGAAATCCTCTTGCGGCGGTTTGACCTAGAGCCCTGAATGCACTGGGTGCTGCAGCACGAGCGGCCTGAGCCTCCGCCTGTGCTGCAACACTGCCGCCTCCGGTACCTGCTGCCATCAATAAACTCGGAGCAGCCTCCAAAGCATAACTAGAATAATCTAATAGAGGATCGTTATACTGAAGCTCAAAGTTGCCACCATAGCGATTGGCTACGCGCTTTCCAGCGTCTGCCAACATGCTTCCGTACACAGCATCGGATTGAGCCTTATCAGCTGTAGCTTGCTGTAAACCTTTAGTGCCAACATCGTAGGCATACATAAAGGGAGCAGTAGGCATAATCGGAGATCTAGCCAAGTCTCCAACAAATGCACTTGCAGCACTGGGGCTTGGCGCAACAGCTTGTGGATTACTTGGACTGATCCCCCTAGCTTGAGCCTCGTAGAGTCTAAACCTATTCCTTAGGTCTATTTGTTCCTGATCCATTTGAGCACGCTGACCGCCTCGATAACCCCAACCTTTGGTGCTATAGGTGTAGTCTCCATATGGAAACTGACGAGCGTAGTCTGCCTCTAATTGCTTGCCTTGTGCTGCAAGCTCAGGGTTAACGCCTGGGCGATCGTAGTATCTAGGTGCTTGAAAAGGTTTTGGAGTGCCTGTAGAAGTAAGGCCCGTCTCAGTAGCAGACGTATAGCTAGGCCTTGTAGGCTCTGCTGCTTGCTTGATGTAAGCGCTATAGGGAATCATACAAGTGCAGTATCTCTAGGAATATCCTTAGGATTGAGAAGATCTGATGTAGTGGTGTGATCCGGAGCCTTATTGTCATTTAACTGCTCAGTTGAATCTTGCTTTACCGTATCAACTTCAGTGTCTTTATTCTGAGGTAGAGAGTATCCTACATTTACCTCTACGTCTGCTAGATCCTTAGGATCAAACATAGGCACTGCCTTAGGAGCATACTTTAGACCATAGCTAATTAAACTTTTTATTAATTTACGATCCGCAGACGTCTTCACTACTGTGATCTCGACAACCTTATCTGCAACCGGAGCTGCATGCTCTAGTTCAGGCTTATCTAGATCAGACAGAATAGACTCTAGCTTTTCTTGTAGCAGATCGGAGGGATTTAAAGACCCCATGGCTTCACAACCGCCATATGCGTATTTGACTAAATAAGATTGAAATAAATTCATAGTCTGCGCCCAAAGAATACAGAAATTATAGCTGAAACAAAAATATGAGGCAGAAGAAAATACTGCCTCTAAAATCATACATGACGTTGCTGATGTTAAACAGTTTTACTATTTAGGTTTTTGGATCGCCGTCTACCTTGCTTTGAACCTTTAAGGAGTCCGGCTCCTGCTCAATGCAGTCAATTGGCTTTTTAACAAGATGGCGATAGCCCCAAAGAATGAGTAACGTTGCTAACGGGGCATACCAAAACAACCAACCGTAGCTAGGACTGTGTACCCCAGGATCGGCAATTCGATCCTTGAGTTCCATCATTACCACGTTGTCAGAGGTGATATCAGGAATGATCACTGGATCACTCGAACAGCCTGCCAGGCAAAGAAAAACCATTAAAATTGTAAGAGTTAAAAATCTCATAATGCTCTCCATCAGTGCTTGTTAGGAGTTGCCGCAGCAGTACCGAAATAGAAACCCACGATACTAAGCAGCACTTCTCGATTTTCAGAAGTCCAGAAGAAGCCATTGACCTCTACAAATGCTTTCTTTGCGGTGGCAGGAATTAAACCAAAGATGGCCTCTGGATTCTTTACATCAACTTCTACAAATGTAGGCACTCCAAAGAAGGGCAAAATAAATGGAGCTGCAAAAGCTCCAAACAAGACTGTAAGAACAATGATTTGCCTTACGACCCTACCGGCATCCAGGGGCACTCTAGTAGCTGCCTGGTTTTGGTTATCGGTAGTCTGCTTATTGGCCTGAATGAGCTGATTAAACATCTCCTTTTGATCAGCGCTCTTCTGAGCCATAAATTTAAAGAGGAAGCCTGTAAGGCCTCCTCCAACAAGACTTATAAGTTCTGGCGAGAACATGTGTTTACTTTCTTTTTAGCAGCTGCAGTCCCACTTACGCAGCGCCTTGTTAATGCGAGAGTCCGGATCTCGTGAGGTCTCAGAGCTAGTGCGCTTAGCCTTCATACCGCACATGCGTGAGCAGAAGCTGCTACGGCGCTTGGCCTTAGCAGGGCTCTTATCAGCCGCCGCAGAGCTCACTGGAGCCTTTAGATTGCCTCCAGTAGCCTTGTTGTAGCTAGCTCGGCCCTTGGCATTGAGACCGCCCTCTGGGTTCTTACCCTCAGAGCGAGTCCATGCCTCAGAGGCAGCCTTGCACTCTTCGCAAGCAGCGCACTCCTCTGCAATCTTTTGCATGAGGTAGTGGCGTAATAAAGCGTATTGAGCTTGTTTGGTCATAGATTATCCTTATTCAAACTTTACACTGTTGTTTGCTACTTTAATCATTTTGTACCATTAGTTTAATTTTGCTCTAATAGTTTTGGATCAACATAGAACTCAGGTTGACTCACAAAGGGAGGCAGATTCTTTACCTTAACTGCGTTAAGAGCATCAACAATAGTCTGCAGCATTTTGACATTAGCTTTTGCCCCAGACTCCTCTAGAGCCGTCTGTATGCCTTTGCCCACATTGCTAGCACCTACACCTGCGCCAAGACCAGCACCGGTAAGCCCGCCTATACTCATGCCCTGTAGAGCTCTACGTAAGTATTGAGCCTCTTCAGGCTTGGCAAAGAAGGCCTCTCTCAACAGGCCGCCACCAGCACCTAATCCAGCGCCAAGTAAACCGCCAGCTCCGGCACCAACCAAAGCCCTGAGGCCTTGGAGTCCATCAGAGTTAGCGCCTTCAAACAAGGCTGCTTGCTTGTAATGCTGGTAAGGTCGCATAATAAAGATGAGTATAAGGCTTAATTCAGAAAATAGCAATCATCAATAATCGTCCAGATCACCACCACCCGATCCACTAGGAATACCCTTAGGTTTAGTAGCTACAGGTTTAACAGGCGCAGGTGCTGGCTTAGCGGGCATAGGAGCTGGAGGTTTTACCGGTGCTGGCTTAGCGGGCATACGAACTGGAGGTTTTACCGGTGCTGGCATAACAGGCATAGGAGCTGGAGGTTTTACCGGTGCTGGCATAACAGGCATAGGAGCTGGAGGTTTTGCTGGTGCTGCCGGAACAGGCATACGAACTGGAGGTTTTGCTGGTGCTGCCGGAGGCGCCCCTGTAACCCCCTGGCCGCCTTGATAACCTGGTTGTCCGGTCGTACGGAGCGGGGCAGTGCTAGTCAAAAACTTATCTAAGGCAACTTGTTCTGCGGGATCTATTGCTGTTTTACCATCTGGATGAACGGCGATTCCAGGTTTATTGCCGAAGGCACCTACAAAATTAACGAAGCCTTTAAGGCCTAGTCTCTGCATGATTTTCTCTTGTGCCTCAAGGCGCTCGTCCTCTTCCCCCTCTTGCTGCGAATCATAATTATCATCATCGTAGCTTGCCTCAAATGCAATCTTCTGCATGAGGTATTGGCGTAATGAGCGGCATTGATTATATTCCCAAGCCTGCTTCTCAAGCATACGTTGAAGATTATTGGCTACTTTAATCATTGTTCATACAAATAAAGCTGCTTGTTTGTGATGCTGATAAGGTTGTATAACCAGTATTAAAGATGAGTGTAGGGCTTAGTTCAAAAACCGGGGAGCGGCGTGCTCTGCCCGATTCGCTCTGGAACGTTCAATATCTTGTCTGGCGGCCTGACGCTCTGCTCTCAACCTCTCTACGCTATTGGCGAAGTCTTGCTCAGGATCGTACGGAACTGAGGCAACCCCTGCTCTTTGAGGTTTCCCTGCAACTGAACCAAGACCTGACACAAACGGATAGTAAGAATCTAACGTTGGGTCTTCGCTCTGATTAACCCCTGATTGAGGCAGGTATTGCTGCAACGCTTGCATCCCTCTTGGTAGAAAGCGGCTTGGGAAGTTAGCTATACTTTGCTTCTCAAGCATACGTTGAAGGTTGTTTGCTACTTTAATCATTGTTCATACAAATAAAGCTGCTTGTTTGTGATGCTGATAAGGTTGCATGGGGGAATTATATCAACCTCTAGCGCTGTGGGGTCGTTGAAGGAGAATGGATTAACTCGCTGTCTTGCGCGAGATTATCATAAAAATTGCCAGTGGACTTGCGGTCTTGCAAGAGACCACCTATGGGACGTATAGGGATACCAAAGTCAGAACTGCGCTGACCATTAGTATTTAAAGCGAAGATACCCCCTGCTCCACCTCCAACAAGTGCCCCTAGCCCCGCACCTTGTAAAGCTTTACGCAGGTATTGAGCCTCATTAGGATCTTTTAAAGACTCTAGTAGCAAGGCAGAGATAAGCCCTGCACCCGCACCTAACCCAGAGCCTGCAGTTGTGTATTTAAGAGCACGGAGGACTTCATCGTCATCAAATGCTTGCTTTGTTGAAGTTGAGCAGTAATGAGAATATGGCTTCATAGTGGTAATTATAGCAAAAGATTAATACCTGGCTCCAAAAAATCGGTAGTGACGTTTGCTATGTTAGAGTAACACTCAATAAAAGTACATACCATTAGATAAGCATATTAAACAGAGCGCAATATTACATAGCAAACGTCACTACCGATTTTGAAGAGCAGGGTTTACAACATTTAAAGAATATAGAGTGTTACAGTATTCCCACTTAGCAACGTCATGCATGATTTCGCAAGGAGTTGCATAGCCTCGCAAAACTATTGAAATAAAACAACCCCTGAGGGTTTAGCTCAGGGGTTGCGCAAACGGAGCACCCACGAGGTGCTACGGAAAGTTCTCCGAGATATTAGCGTCTACGGCGAGTACCTACAAGTCCAGCCATACCCATAAGAGCAATTGCTGCAGGGCTCGGAGCTAACTTAAACGTTAATATCTAAAAAAAAAGACAGGAGGGCTGGTGGCCCTCCTGCTTTGTCACCCCGAGGTAGAACCCGTTAAAGAACTACTACCGGGGTAGTCGGGGTGTGACGATCTCATGGGGTGCAGATGAGATCGCCATCTACGGTGATCTTCTTGCGCTCCTGGAGAATGCGCAAGACTTGACCGACTGCGCTCGGGCTGAGCCTCTGGCGCTTGGCCCAGCGCCGAACGTCGGTTCGGGCGATGCGCCCGTTAGCCGAGTGGCTCTTGATGATCTCCAGCACCACGTCCGTCGCCGTAATGGGCGACGTGCTTGGCCGAGTCTTGTCCGTTCTGGGCGTCACAGACTTGATTTTCATCTTGGCCAGCAGCGACTTGTAGCCGTTGACGCTTATGCCCACGGCGTCCGCACACCACGCTGTGCTGCGAATCGGGTGTTGGCTCCGGATCCATGCAGCCTGCTCCGGAGAGCAGACATACCCGGTCCTGCCCTTTCGGCGAAGAGATCCGGGAAACCTTGAAGAAACGGACTGCTTGGGCTGGGGCTTGTCCTGGCTAGGACTAGGCTCCAGGAGGGTACGCAGGCACAGACCTGCGCTCCGACATCTCGAGTCGAGGTTCTCGATGTCGGAGAGCAACAAACGAAGGGTTTTGATTGTCATAACGGGTTCATTCCTTTGAGCAAAACTTTTAAATACTGCATACACGCGTATGCTGTATTCCCTACTGTTGCTCATCAGCAGGCGAAGAGGACGACAAACCTCTCGGCTTGCCGCCCCCGTGGAAACAAATGCACCGTCAGGCCGCCGGTCTAGGCTTACGCCCGGTCGGGTCGTCCTCCCCATAAGGGGATTCCCCCGTCAACTTAGGGTCAACGGGGGTGTTTGGTGTGTTGAAGGGGGTTGCCTCACCCAGCCCCATTATCTGGTCTAGCGAGAGCTGGCTAATGTCCAGCTCTGCCAGGAACTTGGGCTTGAATCTCTGTTGCACCTTTCTCATCATTTCGTGTGCAACGGCGTAGGACGTCTTTCGCCATACCCCCATACGGTCCTTGAGCAGGCCTCTGCCCTGCTCACAGTCCAGGATGACTATCGCGGTATCGACCATCGCATCATCCATGTTGTCACTATCCATGGTCTCCCAGCTTTGGAGGTCATACCGGAAAGCGAGGGTGACGAACTTAGGTAGCCCTGTTAGGCTCATTGGAGCTCCTTCCTAACCTTAGCCCAGTAGGCCTTGGTTGCTGCCTTCTTGTAGCCCTTGGGTCCACCGTTGTGGATCCTGGCTAGATCCTCCCAGGTGGCGTTCTTGGGGGCGTAGCGGGCCATATAGGCCTTGATGATCTCTCGGGCATAGGCGGGGTCCTTGACCGCCTTGTAGCCCCTAGCCTTGAGCTCGGGGCGATGCTCGACAGCGTCCGCCCAGTAATCATACCAAATCTGGTATGCACCCAGGGCCTTACCGTTGTCGCCAACAGCGTTGTTAGGGTCCTTAAACGACCCCGACTCCACCTGCTGGATTGCATCCAGGAAGGTGTCCCAGGTTTGAGCCTGGGCAGGAACGGCGATATACAACATCATCGCCACGACTATTCCGATAACAGGCTTCATTGCATTTGTCTCCTGTAACGAGGGAATACCTGAGGGAACGTCCCGCAGGTGAAAGCCTAAACCCCGAACTGCTAAGGGTTTAGGCTGAAGGGCAAAGTGAAGACAGCCTCCGGAGTTTAGCCCGGAGACCGCCTATGGGAAAAAGACCCACGGCCCCACCCGGGACCGCAGGCCTAAAGGTGTATTAAAACCCTCCGCCTGGATCGTTAGATCAACAGGCGGGGGCGTTCCGGGGGACTAGCGCTTGCCGGCTTCCAGGATCGGCAACCCTGCTTCTGTGGGAACATATATCACACTGTTCCCGCCTTTGTCCAGGTTCTCAATCCAAAGCCAACGCAAGTAGCTTTCATTGCCCTTCAGGCTGTCGCCAATAATCTTATTGGCCTCCGCCACGCCACGTGCCCTCTCGACCTCTGCGGCAGCGAGGCTCTTTGCAGCCTCAAGCTTTGCCTCTGCCTCCAAAATGGAGATGCGGCGATTCTGCTCTGCCTGAGCATACTCTGCCTCACCCGCCATCGTAGCGGAGTAGACCTTGTATTTGGGGTAGGTATAGCCGCAGGCACCCACCAGGGCACCAACGCCTACAATGACCGTTGCGGTCATCCAAATGCGGCTCTTCATGCTGACGGGTTGACGCTTTTCTTCGTAGTAACTCAACATTGTTTCCTTTTCTTAAGTGTCAAACGGGATGGGCCGGGTGGGATTCGAACCCACGTCGGATCGATTATGAGTCGATGGCTCTAGGCCGCTGAGCTACCAGCCCAAATGATTGACCAAGATTCCTGGTTTTGAGACTTGGTCTTCCTACACACTTTCTCTAAGAGAGTCCCTAGAGACGGTAGACTTTGTTGCGCTTCAATGGGTACCAACCGACCTCGACGTCGAGGTGCAACAGGATTTAACAGACTTGGCAGAGTATCGTAGCAGCGCTACGGTACAACGCCTACTCCACTCCCATGGGCCTATCACCACGGGAGAAGCTGAACTCGGCCTCAACGAGCTGGGGCCTATAGCTCCCCAGCTCTCAGCTTTGCTCAGACGGTTTTACATGTAACTGGGAGCCCGTAACTCCAAGCCAGCTAGGTTGAACGGCCTAGCCCGTGCTGCCATTTGCCCGAGGCTGCTTACGGGTCGTCATTAACGTATGACAGGCAGACAAGCCGTCCACCAACGGAGAATCCAGGTGCACCTGACCCTCAAGGTATGCCTTGCAGTACAAGACAAGCCTTGAGAGCCAGGCCCATACTCTCTCATCTCGTGCTCGTTGCCTCCTCCAGATCTAGGATGTCCTGCAGCCTGTTATTCAACATCTGCAGGCTGTGCTGGATCGTGGCTCCGAGCGCCTCCCTCTCGGAATCGGGCATGTCTACCCATGCCTTGACGATCTCCCGGCTTCCATAAGAAGCCTGTGGCAGGGTGTATTGAACCACATCGACGATGTCTCCCAGATACTCCCAGTTATAGGAGTCCAGGCTGCGCTTAGCCTGGAAGAGATTGCCCTCCAGGACGGCCCTGAGGCCCGACCCTGGGATGATTCCGTGCTTGACGTAGCGCATCAACGCTTCAATTGTTGTTGACCTCATTTGTTTCCTTTCTGTGAGGATCGTAGGGAGTCCAGAGTTGCATTCTGGGCTCCGTGGCGAACCACACCGATGGGTTTCGACCTACGCAGGTGCCTAATACCACCTGCAGTAGATTCCTTTGTCGGAGGAATCTACCCGGACCGTAGCTGGTCCAATGCTATAAGGCCTGCCACTTTGCGGTGAAACAGGCCTTATAAGCGGTCCTCTGAAGGCTACTAGAGAGGAGTATGTCATGTTACCCCATATATGAGGGTATTTTAGTCACCATCATCCTCTTCAAAATCGTCCATATCGACCTCTACCAGCTCATCCACATTGAAGTTAGCGGCAGGATTTATTCCAATATTATTTGAATACTGGAGTTGCGCTCGTTGGTAGTCGTGGTTTTTGACGTAAGTAGATATGACAATGTCAGTGTAAGGGAAACAATTTTCCTTTTTTCGTCTGCCCATTAGTGCATACCTAACTTGAAAGCTCTGATGAACTCTTTATAAATCATGTTAACCTGCTTATTGCTTTTATTTAGCTCGTGCATTTCCACCTAAATCCATCGTTTCAACGAACGGATCGCCGTCAATCACGACGCCGCAGGCAACAATTGGCTTCTTAAGGAACGCAGCACCGTACTGCATGCTCCAGTGATTGCGGTCAACTCCGCAACCAACGTTCATACCCCAGATCTTTGCAGTAGGCCCAGCCTGGTACCAGATGCCACAGGCGCTATGGTAGTGGCCTATGACGGTAGGCTGCATGCGCATCTTGGCAGCACTGAAGGCAGGATGCTGACCGCCACAGCCTTCTCCATGGTAGTAGTAGACTCCATCTACTTCAATCTGCTCCACCCACTTCCAGGCATCGGTGGCGTATAGATCATTGAACTCCTTGAGGTACATTTTGGGGATGCCCATCTTGGCATTCAAGCGCAATACGCGCATATCGTGGTTGCCTACTGTAATAACAGCATTTGGGAACTCCTTGTAGAGCTTCTGCACCTGGTTGTAGGCCTGCAGATATTCTTCCTTTGCCCCGGGGTTGTCAGGATGCTTGTCGTGGAAGCTGATGCAGTGGTGATCCACTACATCGCCTACATGTACCACCTTATCCGTCTTCCATTTCTTAGCTACATTCTTCAGGAACTGCACATAGCCCTTATGCATGGCCGGTACGTGCGTGTCGCCGATAACCAGAACTCTGCTCATGGATTCTCCTGTGGCTGCAGTATGCAGCGTCGGGAGCATAAGCATGATGCTTGAGGCTTGTCAACTCCTGATACCTAAAAAAAGCCAGGGTGCAATTAAGCACCCAAGTTGGCTTGAGCCGGTTAACGTCCTGCTCAGGACGCGTACTATGCGTTGCTCAGGGCGGCTCTCGCCGCCTCCCAGTAGCCCTTAAAGGCTACCCCCTGCACGAGCCGCACGTCTGGCCGCTGTTGGCCAAACGGCAGCCAGCCGTAGCGTACGAATACCGTTGGCAGGCAGCCTGGCTGCGTGATCTTGACAGCGGCATGACCGCCTAAGTAGATGTGCTCTACCGTCATAACATCCTCCTTTCAAGGATCTATATTGTTTTGGCGGTCCAGCAGAATTGCTGGAATACCTATAGACCCTCTATGTATATATACCTCAAAATACCCTTATTTTTAACTCTTGTTTAGGCACAGCTAAATTAGGTAATACCTAAAAGAAAGCTAGGGTGTTAGTCCCTAGCTTTCTTTCTATGCTGTACTGCCACTGCGCTGCGTTATCCCTCTTCGTAGTTCCTGATAGCCCAGTACACACGACCCGCCGCATTCGTGAGCCACAGGGCACTGCGACGCACAGCCTGCTCGTGCATGGGTAGCTGGCCAATCAGCTCGCTCTGCCGCATGCTGACGTAGGCATCACTCGACAGAACGCTCTCCGAGATTGTGCTGATCATCGCCTCAAGCCGCTCTTGCGCCACCGCAAGGCAGTCTGCGTAAACGCCGACTCGTTGCAGGAAACGCTCGATCTGCTCAAGCACCTGCCGTACCTCGATGGCTTCGACCGGTTGATCACCATCGATCAGCCAGCTCACGCCAACCGCGGCCCTTGCGAGCGCATCGATGCGATCGACTGTCTGAATCACCGGATCAGGATCCTCGAGTCCCGGCAATTCATCGGTCGACACAAATGCCTGGAGATGCGCATCAAACGCTCTCTGGCAAGCTTCGTATTCCTTCATCAACTCGGGCACTAGCGCGTTGGCCTCCAGCTCACAAATGTCTGGAGATGGGCGCTCGGTCGGGAGGCTGCTGAAGACTTCCTTCCAGGCTGGGCTCTTGAGCAAGTTCGGGTCGGTTCGGGCTCGTAATCCCAGCCAACTTGCCTGATGCAGTGTCTGCAGCGATGGGGGTTTCGATCCAACCGAATCTTGAAACGACTCTAGCTGCGCGGATGCATCTAACCACCACGAGATGATTAGGTTCGTCTCAGGGGCCGAGATATCCATGCGTTCGGGTAATGGATTGATTTTGTTTTCCTCTTTCGTGGATCTATATTGATTTGGCGGTCCAGCAGAGTTGCTGGAATACCTATAGATCCTCTGTACATATATTTATCACAAATAGAGCCTGTATTTAGGGGGATACCTAAAAAGAAAATCCCCCCCTTGATGGGGGGATTAGATGCCTTTAGCGGGTCACTTCGCACACGCCCTCAGGGCGTTGAAGACTGTCAAAACATCCCCGGGTAACAGCTCCAGGTTTTCCTCCTCCGCCCTATAAGCCCCTTCAAGGAGCTCACTCAGCCAAGGTTGGAACCCTGCCGCTGCCACTGGTCCGGAGACCCGACGGATCTCCAACACCTCCACTAACGTGCGCTCGTACTCCGCCATCAACATCTTAGCAATTGGGTTATTCATGCCCAACCCCTTTCTGCCCCTGTGGGGCAAAGCCAGCCAGGGTGCAATTAAGCACTCAAGGCGGCGAGCCCGAAGGCTCAAAAGGACAAACTTTAAGCAGTTTAAGGACCTGCTTAGGTCCGGTGGGGACGGAGGGCTACTGCCACTCCACCTGTGCAACGGTTGCTTAGCACTAAACCCGAAGCTTTGTCGGGAAGGCTGTCCCAGCACCACCAAATGTTTAAGCAGTTTTTTACTGACATGCTTAGGTCAGCGGATCGTAGGCCGTAGCCCGGAACTGATCCAAGTAATGGGGAGTCGGAGTTTTCACTCCGATCCCCCGGGGGAGGAGGCCGGGAATCAGGCGGGGGTGTAACCCCTCGCCCAGGATCCCACCGACACCCTCCAACGCGGCTGTCGAATGACAGCCACCCCGTGGGTGTCTTCTACCAGGGCCTCGAAGTTATCGAGGTCCTCAGCGGTGCGGATCTGGCGAACCAGATCCACAACGCTCTCGGCGACATCAGCCGAGAGGTTAGAGGCGAGAGATACCATGGCCCCGTTCACCGTGGCCATACGATAGGTATTTAGTCCCATATATATGTATAGCACGAATAGGCCCTATTTTTAGCCCTTAAAGACAGGGGGGCCTATTAGCTAAAAAGAAGTGCACCCCGAAGGGTGGCACTTCTAGTACTTCCGACCAAGGGCTAGCTTATGCCCTCCCCCGGTTAGGGGTATCGGAGTCTTTGGCCGTAGCCGTGCTAGGCGTACTTACCTAGCAACCCAACGCTCCATCCTGATCACTACGGGTTTCGGGGTTTGCGAAAATTCCCCGTAGCGCCTCATCAGCAAATTCCCCTTACTGGCAGAACTTGCTGTTAGAGATGGCTTTGGTCTCTCGATTAACGACGAAGATCGTCGCAACCTTTGAAAACTTAGCCATCTCCCCCGACGCCTGCAGGCCTTGCAGTGTCGGGAAGGGAACCAGAATAACATCAACGTTGACGCTATTCTGCAAGAGGTACAACTCACGGAGGATTTCCTCCGTCATTGTGAACCTCTTGGTGACCAGTTCCACGACTTTGCCGTTAGGCAAGGTCCTGGACTTGGTCACGTCATCTGACCCCATGGAGAGAGCTCTAGACCGCTCCGGAGAGCAGCCTGAGAGGATCTCCCCGGACTCAAAGTTGAACGGATGAGGTGAACTGAAGTTCACCACGTTCAACCCCGAGCTCAGGGTCACGGACGGAGCGCTCTCAATGGTGAGAGTGTCCATATATATGTATACCGCAAAGGGGGGCCTATTTTAGACCTTACCACAAGCCTAAATTATTCTAATCTGCTTTTTCAAGGATTAAGAATATCCAGGGGGCAATTTGGTTTATTTTTGTAGCAGAGTTGTCGTATAGGGTTCCTCTGATAATGCAAAGCGAAGATACGACTGCGACTAGCTCATTATTTTGGTTTAGAACTGGGCCCCCAGAATCGCCGTACCATATAGTTCCGTTATAGCAAAGCATTTTAATGTAGAACGGATCTTCTTTTAAGGTGCCGTAGTAGCAGAAAGTATTAGCGTCACTTTTCTTTCTATACCTGCCTCCGTGCCCTACAACTGTAAGGGGCTCTCCTCTAACTAGGGCATCCGTACAAATCGGTATAGGCTCCTCTAAACAGGGCTCATATAGCCTAGCGACAGCAATATCGATAATGTAGCTGGAGCCTATTTTAAACAATGTAGGGAATGTGACCTCATCGATGCAGTAGCGCACTCCATTAGTTTCAAACCAATAGGCTTCTGAGCTCTCTACTACGTGCCCTGCTGTAAGTACGTGGTAGGAGTCTATGAGAGTTGCAGTTCCAATTAAGTCCCCAGCATAGTTGGTAATGCGCCCTACCGCAGGCATTTCGTTATCTGCAATTAATGTAAACCCTCTTAGATAAAAGGGTTGTGACTCTGGTGTTTCTACAGAAACTACAGCGGGCTTTTGAGTAGTGCATCCTGCCCAAAGCATAATACAAATAGTGAGTATGCATATGCTTAGCTGGACTAACCTTTTGTGTGGCGTCTTCATGATATAAACATCCTATATCTCTGATCTGCACGCAAAAATAAATTTAAACTATCTTAAAAATCTAAGCCATATAATTATACTACTAATGTAGGGCTGGCAGCAGTGTTTGGGCATAGCTAAATTAAGTAATACCTAAAAAAAAGAACCCCCATACGCTTTTGGCGTATAGGGGTTCTTGTGGCAGCGGAATCAGCTATTAGCTGTTCCACCACCACTTGAGGCTTTGCCAGAAGCTGGGGTTAGCCAGCTTCTCGATGCTCGCCTCGTCGGCGAGGCGCTCCTTCTGGATAGTTTCCAGCACCGCCTCGTTGCGCGGAGCTTGGTTCAACAGCGCCGTGTACTCAGGCACGTGCAACGTGTCCTGCCCCAGCACGGCCCGGGTGTGGGCCTCTTGGAGACGGTTGATAACCGCCACCTTCACCCGGGAGGCCTCCCCGTTTTCCGCCTCGGCCATGTTCAGGCCGGTGGCAAGAGTCTTGCCAAAGCCTGAGGGCTTTTCAACTTCATTACCGGCGTACACCGGCACGAGGTCAGAGAATTGCTCCTTGGCCACCCGGACGTAGGTCCGGGTGTCCTTCTCAGGCTTGGCCTCTGGCTTGGCCTCTGGCTTGGCCTCGGTCTTGGCCTCTGGCTTGGCGGGCTTCAACGCCGCCATGATCTCAGTCAAGCGGCTTTCCGCCTGAACGAGGGCGACCTTCTCCGTCAAAAGCCGGGCCTCAGCCCGAGCCTTCACAACCAAGGCGAGCTCTTCGCTCGCCTTGAGAAGCAGCTGTGCTTGCTGCTGCTCCTGGGGCTTGGCGACATCCTCAGCATTGCAGCTGCGGACGGTGACGAACATGCCGCTAAACGTCAGGATGGCGGCACAGATGACGAGAAGGCTATTCTTGAAATTCATTGTTTCCTCTTTTCGGGGATCTATATTGTTTTGGTGGTCTAGCAGAGTTGCTGGAATACCTATAGAACCTCTAGATATATATACCTTAAAACACCCCTATTTTTAGACATATACCGGATAGCTAAAAAAAGCCCCCTACACCGTGATGGTGGTAGGGGGTGGGGGATGCCGGTCAGAGGCATTAGTTCCCTCATTACCCCACCGCGGGGGGTCTGACCAACTTTCGTGTGTCAGGCCGTGGCCGTAGCCACGGCCTGTCCCGCCAAGGCGGGATCCCGTTCATCCTCAGGAGAGGACGAACGGCTGGTCGTCGGCTCCGGCACCGAAGGCTCCTTCTGCGGCGGGGTGTGGGTAGCAGCCGGCGCCTGCTCTATGAACTTAGCCTTGACCTCGGCCTTGCTCACCCAGCCTTGCCGGATAGCCATGACCAGCAAGGTCAGGCCGATGCCAGCCACCATGGCGCCCACCAGAGCCATGATCTGAGTGTAGCTGACCGACGCCTGCAGACTCTTGTTGGCCTGCAGGGTTGCGTGAGACGCCGACTCGTCGAGGGCCCAGCTGATGGGGTTCCACCAGCGCTCTCCCGTCTCGACGATGGGGGCCACCTGGCTCGGCACCGACATCGAGAACTGAGCCACGAGGCTCAGAACCACCATGGCGAGGACGGGGATGGTGATAAACCCAATGATCTTCAAAGTCTTCATTGTTTCCTCTTTTCGGAGGCTTGTATTGTTTTGGTTGTCCAGCAGAGTTGCTGGAATACCTACAAGGCCTCTATGTATCTATACCGCAATACAGGCCTATTTTTATACCTATAAAAGGCAGTACAACGCTGTAAGTATATATAACGCAAAAGGGGGGTATTTTTAGCCCCCTTTTAGGGGGTCTTTATTAGCTAAAAAAAGAAGATTGGTTGTGTACACCCAACCTTCTTTTGGACATTTGCGGGAGTCCACCCTTACCCATTTCGGGATGCCTGCCTCGGGGCCGTTCCCGTACCGGTGGTATTCCGGCATTCCTCAACAATAAGTGTCCGCTACCCATAGGCAGATACGGGTAGTAGGAAAGGGCCCAATGCATCAAGAGGATGCATTTACCTTTCTGGGCTTGTTCAAGACCTACAAGGCCTCTATGTATATATATCTCAAATAGGGCCTATTTTTAGCCCTATTATGCCCACTGCTTTAGGTAGGTATCTAAAGGCTCTTCCAGCTTTACCCACCCTGTATCTGGGATGGCTATAACTGCCTGCTTAGGGGTATACAGCTTACTCCTGCTTATACGCCAGCCCCCAGGTATACAAGCATTCATAGCAGCCGTGGTAGTAACGGTTTTCCAGTTGCAGTAGTTGATCCAAAAGGTGTCATAGCCGTTTTCATCAATAGTTCTTTTAACTATTGCACTTTTAAACAGTATGCCTTGAATAACTGTGGTAAGTCCATCTTCCGTAATTGTCACCCCTCTATTGTCTGCCCGAGACATGTACTCTTTGCCTGCAATAAAGTGATCTCGTAATCGGCGATTGCGTTGATTCATATGTATTCCTTTAAATGCAAACAACCCGGATTGCTCCGGGTTGCTGTGTTTGAGTTTTATTTGATTATTACTGCGGAGGAGGCATCGGCTGGCGTAGTTGCTCTTTGCCTTGATTAGCTGCCTGCTGGGTAATACCGTCCAGCATGCTCTTGACCACGGCATGTAGGTTTGGATCCTGGCCCTTGATCTGATCCAGGATCTGTCTACGCTGCGGAGAGCCAAGCGGGGCTGTAGCCATGATCTCGTTGACTCGAGCCTGGGCATCCGCAAAGAAGCTGTCCAGATCCTTGCTTGGGCCTGCTGCCATTGGCCCTGCAACGCCGTTGACGGGCATAGGAGGGGCCATTGGCGGACCGCCAAGGTTGGGCCCACCTGGCATGCCACCGGCTCCCATTGGAGCCCCTGGGCCTGCGATCATTGCGCCAGGAGGGGCAGCCATGATCTGCTCGTTCTCTTCCGCCTTGCGCATCTTGTCCATGTACTCCTTCTCGGCCCGCATCTTGAACTCCTGCTCTGCCTGGCGCTTCTTGAAGGTATCCTTCCAGTCGAGGCCAAAGAGAGTGAGTACATCCTGCTCTGCAGCAACGCCTTGCATCATCATCTGCAGCATGAGCATGCGGCGTTCGATGTCGTCGGCATGGGTAGGCTTCGTGAGGTTGACTTCACAAGGCGCCCAGTTAAGAATTGCGCTGACTCTGTCCACAATCCAAGTAAGAGTTGTCTGCAAGCCGTGCAGGAAGTGCGTCTCACCAGCCTCAAAGAGTCGAGCTGCAAAGGGAGCAGTCTGGGCACTTAGAGTCTTTCGATACAGCTCTACCGGAACACCCATGCCGTTGAGGAAGTCTGCTTGAGCTTGCTCTAGGAGTTCAGGTACGACAAAAGCCTTACCCTCGCCGCCAAGCAACTGATAGTTAACCGGGATAGGCATCCACTGCCAGCCTGTAGGGTCTCTACGAGCTCGCTCCACTGACCTCAACACGGACTGTCCAAAGCTGCCAATATTGACTGACTTCATAAAGTCACCGCCTGCTCCGACAGAGGCGGGGGTTACGAAGCGAATTGGCAACATATGGTCTAAAGCAATGCTTTCGTTATTGCGCTTGAGGATCTGGGCAAGATAGGCATCTCGGAAACCGGCAATAACCGGAGGCAGACCCCATACGCCCATCTTAATATCGCTTAGATTGCCTAAAGAGAAGTGGTGCACCATGTTGTCGCTGAACTGAAACAGGGTTCCAGATCGGACAGACTGCACCAGGGCCCAAGGCACACTCTCCAGGTACTTCTTATTGCCGCTCTGGATCTGCTGTATGTCCTGCGGAGGCACTTCATAGAAGTAGTCAGGCTTTCCACCATATTGGTGAGCTACAATGCGCATTTGCTTGATGGGCCAGCGCTTGATGTAGATTTCGTTTTCCTGCAAAGTAGGACGATCGTCTGGATTCAAGCAAGTAGCGTGCTTATTGCAGCTGCTGCAGGTAAAACTGAACCCGTGATTCAGCGTAAACTTGTAATCAACGCTTTGAATTGGTCTGCTGGCTCCGCATTTATCACAAGTCAGAAAGCGCTTGAATGGGGCCAGTACGGAAATGCAGCTATTGCCGTATACCTTTACATCCCGGCCAATCATGAACAGCAAAGACTTAAGATCCAGCTTTTCAATCAGAAACTTCTTGTACTGATTAGCCTTTTCCTCGTCGTCAGCCAATAGATTGATGTCCGTGCCGGTGAAGTACGAAACCACGTACTCAGTAGCTTGGGCAAACGTTCTATTGCTGTAGTACATCGTCTCCGCAATTTCAAACGCTTCGTTGAGATTGGTAGGAAGGTGCAGCGAAGCGTAGTCCAGGAACGGACTTGGGACGTGCTCTGCGTGCGACAGAGACCGTCGAGCTGGCATCTGCGGATTGGACGAAAAGTCAGGCATATTATTCCTCTGTATCCATTACCTTGATCAGCAGGCTTCTGCTGAATTCATTGCCGCCAAGTACCGCCCAGTCGTGTGCGTTAAGTCCGTCTTCGTCTTCTACGTTGGGATCAATGATCGGATTGGCAATGACGTAAAAGGATACCAGGTAGTTCATTATGGTGGGATCGCTGAGATATGCCGCCATCATGAGCAGCGTACGACCCCTCTTATCTCTAAGCTCAGCCAGCTTGGGAAACTTGTCTAACAGCGCATTTACCGTAGGAAGATTCCCGTTAACTACCGCCATGACTAGTACAGGAATGGCTTCCTGAATGCTATTTACTTTGTTCATTACGGTTCTCCTGTTGCCTTGTTTTACCGTTACAACGACAAGTGGGGGAGCAAGCCTTTACTTTTTCAAAGACTTCGTCAGAGGCAGTCTTTACAGGCTGCGCTTCTGTCTCCTGCTCAACCACACCTTTTTTGATGAACTCTGGATCTGACATAGTATTTAAAAAAAGTTATTTGAAGTTTTAATACTATTTGCTGATTTACAACTTACAATTTTTTAGCAGATAATATTGTTTATTCTACTATCCTGAACACTACCACGTACTTCTTGCTAGCCTCGTCAAACAGCTCTATGTTCAGTATCTGGCATCGTAGGGCAATGCCATCTACCTTACATTTGAATTCTGGTACGGATATTCTACCATCTTCCTGCAGTTCTGCGATAGGCGGAATCCATGGTGGATTGCCTGTTTTTTCGTCTAAAGGCATTTCCAACATTAACCAACTTTGATTGCCTCGACCGGTATTTGCAGGCTGGTAAATGGCATTGAGGCAGCTCAGAGAAAGCTTTGCCCCGTACCAATCAAGTTCAACGGTAGTCATTTTTGCAGGCTTCGGAGTTTCTTTAGCCTGAGGGGTAAAAGAAAGGCCTTGGGGGGTGGAGTTCCCCCCAAGGCTCTTTGCAGGTTGTTCGACCTTTGGCTTTTCCTTTGGCTCCTCATCAGGTGTAGCAGCGGTAGGGACAACGCCCCCATTGACCAGTACCGGGCCAAGCCCTAATGGTCTTTTAAAGCTGCGACTTTCTGCTGCGGGAGGTACAGGAATATTTGCAACCGCTGCCCAACCGTCAGTGTTGTCGGTTACCTTTACTACGGCTTTACTGGCTGCAGGTCCAGGTGCGGCCTTCATGCCAAGTGGTGCATTAGTATTTGGTCTTGGGCTGTTGCTCTTGCTCATAGGTCGTTAGTTGGATTATACTTCCTCGTCTCCGCACTTAATCGCCACCAGCAAATCTTCTGGCTCTATCTTGGCCAGCTCGTCGTTGACATCCCTGGTAGTGGACTTCGTAATACCGTACTTTGCTAGAGTTGCATAAACTGCGGTATTAGCCGACTCCACAGGAAGGCAGCATACGACATTTCTGCTCATTCGCAACTGAACCTTTTCGGGATTATCCTTGAGGTGCTGCTCATTATGCGAAATAGGTCCCAGGATTTTCTCTAAGTTTTCCAATGAGATAAGCCCTGTGCTGTACATAAGCAGCAGAGATTGCTCAGATCGACGGCGCTGCAGATAGTCCGGATCCATCTCAAGATAGATGGTTTGCGGATTGTCATGCAGAGCGCCATTGATTGGGATGAACTTATCAAACTTTCCAGAGGCATCAAACTTTGGCAAAACCCCCAGAGCCAAAGCCGCCTTAATCGGGAACATCTCTGGAACCAGCTTCTTAGATGCATAACGACCAGTGGGCCACTCAAAGTCATTGATCATGGAGCTGTACTGCCCCATGGCAGATGAGTGGGTCTTCAAGATCTCTGGCAGATTCATGAAGAAGTTCTCCAGGATCTTTCTGCAAACCTCCAATGCCCGGATATGCAGGAAGATTGGCAGATTCAGCATCAGCTGATCCCGGTTGTTGCGCCCTTCTCCACGACCCATGAGCGAGGCCATTGTGTGGTGAGCCATTGCCACTGGAGATTCCTGGCAGCAGAACCAGTGGTGATCTAAGGTATACGGCCACTTGCTGTTCTTACTGGGCTTGCGCCACTTTACCACACACTCTTCGTCAGGGGCTAGCACAGTACGTATAATGCCGTGAGAAATCCTGGTGCCAATGCTGCGATTAGTCCAATGGCTTCTCTCGTTATTATTAAAATATTTCACCAACTCGGCACAGACAGTTGCAATATTATTGCGCTTATCCGAAACCAAAGTGTGGATGTTGTAGTCATTCTGAGTCAGAATCTCCATGAAGCCTCTGTCGTCTGGGAAATCAAAATACCCAAAAGTCAGACACTTAATGACTTCCTCGGCTCGGCACTTGAAACCACGACCGTGATGGGGGTAATCGACCTCAAACACTTTGTTGTTTGCTCGCAGAGTCTTGAGCATCTTAATGCTCTGCGGGGATAGTTTGACACCTGCTTCCTTGAGAGCCTCCGGATTATTGATGATCTTGTGCTCGGTGTCTCCAAGTTCCAGATTGTTGGCAATCTTGGCCTTCAGAAAACCTACAATGCCGCCTGCTCCATTAGCCGCCGAGTTGTTGAGCCCAACGGTCACAGGATAATACAGAGTGCCGCCTAGGAAAAACGCGCTAGGACTAGTGCTCGTCAAACCAGCCGGCAGGGATATGCCGCTATTCGTGATGTTCTGCTTGAAGGTGCGAATGTCTACGAAGTTTTGTTCTAGTGTTACGTAATATTGCATGGGGTGGGGTTGAAGGCAGGGGGTGCTAACAGCCCTCCCCCCTACCTTCATTCCTTTTTATCAGGAGTTGATACGGATGGTCTTGCCGTAGGGGGGTTGGACCGAACTATTGACTACCCAAATGACATCAAACCCGGGATCATTGCCGAATTCACCATAGCCGTCAGTGAAGTAGACGAGTACGTCCACGTCGGGCTTATTCTGCTTTAGATGATCCATCACCGGCACAAACGAAGTACCGCCGCCACCCTTGAGTGAAGGGATTTGCTCATTTGGCTGTACCCACTTTGCACGATGGACTGTGTAATCTGCCTCCAACAGGTAGACAGGTACTTTGTACATCTTGCGAATGGCATCCATCTCCGCAATACCCTTGGCTATGTCGTCACCGGACATAGATCCAGAAGTGTCGATGGAGAATGCGATGCTGGGTTTCTTCTTGCCAATTCGACTGGTCATGATCACGTCTTGATACAGATACCGTCGATTCGGCGGAGTGAACGTGTGCCGGTTCTTGCTCTTCATGCAGAACTTATTCCGCAGGTAGTAGGCTAGCACCTCGTTCCAGGCAATCTCTGGATTCAACAGCTTGTCGATCTGCCGCTCCATGAATGCCGGGCAGTTGCCAGCCATGCGACTGCGAGTAGCAGCCTCAAGTCCAGCGTCTGCCCATTCCTTGGCATTCTGAGGGGTATCCTCAGAAGCCGTCCGGATATCCTGACCAGATGGTCCGTCTCCTGGCTCAAAGTCTGCCAAGTCGTTGCCGTCCTGGATACCGCTCTCGCCTTCACCACGACCCTTTGCTTTCATCTTGGGGCTGTTCTTGATGATAAGCTCGTAGATCTCCTCAGTCGTCATCGTGTTGTGATCAATGTCAAAATTAAAACTCTGACAACTGATGTACGATGACAGGTCTAGCCGTGTGCCTTTCTGCGAGAAGTGGTCCTGCAGCATCTCGTTGATAAGCACATCGCCGGCCACGTTCCACAGGTAGGCTTGACGCCCACCCACTCGGCTGTGGTGATCCAACAGCATATGCATGACCTCATGGGCCAGCACAAAATGCACCATGTTGTCGGACAGCGAGGTGAAGAACTCCCGGTTGAAGAAGATGTTGCCGTTGCGGTCAACGCAAGCGGTAAGCACTCTCTTGTCTTCGGTCAGCTTGACGTTGCACTTCTCGATCAGAAATGCCCAGAAAGGAAAGTCCTGGAACATCCTGAACATGGATTTGTCCAGTCGCTTCTTGGCAACCTGGATAAGCGTTGGGTCAATTTCGGTCGACATCATTCCACCTCGAATGGCACCAGGAGGCTGCGGTGCTTGGAAAGCCAGTTCTTTGCATTTTGAGACTTCATAACAGCCAGCATAAACTTCTCATTCCTCTGCTGCAGCAGACCGCCGAAGTATAGGCTGCTGATCTCAGGACGAATACCCATCATTACATTTGCGCCCTTATCAATCATGTTGATATTGCGCAGAGCTCGGTACAGAATGTTGCTGACGACCGCATAGGTCACAGACAGCTTGTTGGGGCCATCCTGATACGTAGCCTTGCCCTCCAGCAGATCGTCAATGTTCGGCATCACCTTGATCTCGTTGCAGTACTGGATGAACCAGTTGGCTGCACCCTTGCCGATGGCGCCCTCAATGGCTTCACGCTCAGTGATATTGCTCTTGAGGAGGCGAGAAACCATGGTCCAGCCGCGAGGAGTCGGGAAGTTGCCATACTCGTCCTGCGGATCGGAGTACAGGTGCTGGCCGCTGGTGCTGCTCATGAAGCCAAGCACGTTCTCGTGGATGTAGTTGTTCATCGCCCAGTTGCGCCACTGGTTGAAGTCTGGCTGCATCTCCAGGATCACAAAGCGATTGCGGAGAGGAGCAGAGAGCGGATTGACGTGGGCTTTGTGCGACGACTTGTTGCCGCAGGCCACGATCCACCAGCCGTCACCAAGCTTATGCGGACCACAGCGGCGATCCAGGATGAACTGCAGAGCAGCATTCTGAACGCTAGGGTCGGCAGTATTCAGCTCGTCAAAGAGGATGATGCCCTTGCCACTGGTCGGCAGGAAGTCGGGCTTTGCCCACTCCACGCTGAACTCGGTGCCGTCACCCTTGCGGTTGACGACCGGCATGCCGCGCATGTCCACCGGCTCCAACATGGAAAGACGAACGTCCTTGACCTCGTCACCGTCAGCTGCAGCCTTGCAGATCTCGGACTTACCGATACCGGGGCCGCCAAAGATGAGGAGAGGAACGTTAGCGCTGCGATACTGCTTGAGCTTGTCGACGTAGTTGATTGATGCTGCCATTTGTTTTTAATCCTGTTTTCTTATGCGTGATAAACGAATTCGTTAGCAGAGACCCACTCTACGGTAGGAACGATAGAGCCTTCGATTAACAGAAAGTAGTGCGTAGCCAAGTCGTCTTTTTTGACCTTGTTCTGATACTCCGATACCTGAACCTGCGCCATCTCCCGAGACTCAACCGGAATGGCCTCAATAGAAGATTCTGTCTCCCAGTGATATGGAATCTTTAGCAGTATGAGTCCTGCCTTTTTAGCTGTTTTCTGATTCGGTGCCGTCGTCATCAGATGCTCCAGTGTCCTTAATAATTGAAATTAGGTTGTCGCAAGTGTCAAGAAAGTAAGAGCACTCCTTCGTGTAATTCAAGGTCGTGATTGGAGTCTTGGGATTCGACGTGAATACCCCCGCGATGTTGATAAGTGTCTGCTCGTCCTTCTCCAGGCCTTCCCAGGTCTTGTACTGAGAGCCGCTGGATACGAAGGACTCCTTGACAAAGACCGCCTGAAACATGCCCATGCCGAAGAAGTCGACGATTCGATTAGCATGCTCAATGGTGATGTTTCGACCGTCACTACCCTGGATGATCTGATCGTAGGTGCAAACGTCCAGTCCAGTGATCTTGCGAATCTGATCGGCGGGTAGTACTTGAGCTCTGTCCAAGGCTCTGATTACGTGAGCAATGTAGTCTGAAAGCATGTTATCCTTTAATTGCTAAATGCAAGGCAGTGCCTGCGATTGGGAAACAAAACCTGCCCCGGCACCACATGTAATCAGCATGTGGTGCCGGGGAGGTAGGGGGTGTCAGGAGTGTGGATTAGGATTCGCTGGGCTCCAGCTCTGCAGCAGAGGGCTTCACCTCCACCACTGCTGGGGCCTTCTGCTTCGGAGTCTCGGCAGAACGCGTCTGCTGCCGAAGCTCCTCAATGTTTGGAATCTCAAAACCCAATTGCCGAGCAGCGATGTAGCTCTTGTGCTGCGTCTGGAACGTGTCCATGCGCCGGCCCATGAGGAAACAGTCTTTGTGCTGCGGCACTTCGTACTCATCCTGGTCCATGACAAACCAGGGAACACAGTCCTTGAACTCCTTGATCTGTGCCGGACTCAGCAGCAGAGGCAGATTCCTCTGATTGACTCCGAGCATCTCGATCGGTTGATCGATAACGTCGGAAACAATCTTGATCAACATGCCAAGCATGCCCGGCTTCTTGCCGAAGTCGGACATCATGGTTTGTGGATCACACCCAGCATTCAAATACATTTGCCAGGGAGTGACCGCATAGCTTTGCACCAACTCCTTAGTGCGCAGGTATGCTGGACTCATCAGGCCGCCCATTCCCGAACAGATGAAACTCAGGAATTGCTCGACCATGTTTGAGGCCACGTCGATCTTGCCGCACGTCCTCGGCACCATCAGGATTGGCTCATTCACCAAAACCCTAGGATGCCCAAAAGCCTCATTGATTAGGTGAGACTTGTAAGCCAGGCAGGCAAGTGCCGGGAGTCCCGACACCACCATTCTGGCACGCTGAGCCGCTTCTTCGTTGCTGGTTTTAGCCAGCTCCTCCAGCTCGACCTGCTCTCCGTCGAAGAGCCATTTGGGTGTATCCAATTTTCCCAAATTAACGGAGAATGCCACGCTAGTGGAGAAGTTCAGATGCCTACCTTCACCCTCAGTCCAGTGATGGAAGAGGCAGTAGGCTTCTGAGATACCGTTGGGCATGCGCATGATTAGCGCACATACCGTGGTATCAGCGGATCCAACGAACAGGGCGTTTCGATGCCGGAACCTCTCGGCATATGAAAGACCCCATTCATTGACATAACCGTATGCCTTTGTGACAGACAACGGCTTGACGACTGCTTCCTTGCAGTGTCTCATTCGTACACCCCTTTAAGTAAAAACCGCCGACTGCAGATCGGCGGAGGTTCCATGGCTCTAGTACACCATGACCGGTTCATGGCGAAACATGGCCAAGTTATTTTAACTCATTTAGGTGGCTATTTGAGCGCAGGTAAATCCACGTCAAGCTTGCGTCTTTCGCCCAGATCCTCAAGTACAAGCTTGCCTGTATCAGTTACCTTGAGGCGGTATCTGTACAGCCATTTGCCTGTATTACTGGTGGAGGTGAGGACGCACACCATGGCGTTCTTGGACTTACCGTAGAACGATGGCTCGACAACCATGGCAATGCCTTTGTTGTCCTTTGGAAAGGATGCCTCGGCTTCCATAGGGTCTGTTTCGTGGAAGTTAATCTTCAAAGCACTTCTCTCAATTTCTTAAATAGGGCTGCTGCTTCTCCTGCTCCTGGTCCATTCCGGTTGACGTATATGCAATTGAACGGGGGGCCGTTCTTGGTGTTGAGATATAGCTTACCGGATAGATTAGACGGCATGAAAAAGGTGATGGGTACAAATTCCTTTATACCCACCACCTGCAGTGTTTGCAGCTTTACTGGATCTCGGACCTCGACATCTTCGGCCTCGCAGCTATATAGAACTTTTTCGCCTGCAGCGTTTTGGGCAAGCCATTTAGCATTGCTCAACCAGTTCTTAAAGTGAGGCCAATCCTCTTTTGGCATTCCGTGCAAGTATCTGCTCCAGCCGGCTTCAGGCGCGGCAAACCCTGCAGGGGCAGCAACGTCTTCAACAAGTAGAGGACCAGGCAATACAAAGTGCATGATCTTTAACTGCTTGTTGAACTCCTTGGCGTATAGCTCAAAGAGGCTGACCGGAATGCGCAGATACATGTGCAGAGTGTTGACGAAGAACAGGCTGTAGTCCTTGGTCCAACTCTGTAGTTCATCCTGGGGCGCAACCGCATCCTCCTGGACCAATTCGGTACTCAAGGGGGAGGATGCGGCCTTTGCCGGAGTGAATACTCTGTTGGTAGGATCTACAGACATGCTCTTTACTCCGCGGCTTTGATTACACTAAGAGACGGAGCGTCATCGGTCTTTGCCGGCTCAGGGGTCTTTTCGGCTTCTTGCTGGGCTCGCATGAGCATCAGCTGCAGATTATTGTGAATCACTCGTAGTGATCCAAGAGTGTCCGCTGCATCTTGGCCGTTGAGCATAAAGCTCTGGGTGGTGTCATGCATGACGCCCAGTTGAGTGCGCACCTTGGTGGTGACCTTTACTTCCAGCAGTTCGCCTTCGCCCTCTGGATTAGGGATACGGGTAAAGCAGGTGCTTTCATTCAGTAGTGATACTTGCTTGTTATTCGCAGTTTCTGCCATTCTTCAGTTCCTTGTAAGCATTGGTTGTTCTAGCTGCCATATACACTGACAGCGCATCGTACACGTGCTCGTTCTTTCCTTCCAGTACTTGTCCTCGTTTTCCCTTTACCCATCCGTTAAAGTTTGGAAATAATGTCTTTACGGAAGTCTTGACGTCTCCTTTGGAAGCCGACGTGCTGCCGGTAGCTGCACGCTTGGCCTCAAATGGAGTCACCAGGGTAACAGGAATCTTAAAGCCGTCCACAACAGCGCAAGCCGCGCCTCTGGCAATAGCCATGCTTTTGGCTGCCTGAGCGCTCTTTGATCCGCCTGTTGGGCACTCTATGAATATATGACACGGTAGATGCTCCATGAGAACCTTCTCTAGGGATCGCACCAATTCCGTGGTTCTGCGCCACTCATCATCTGACACTCGCATCTTGGCTCTTTTTAGTTCTGCCTTATCCGTCTTTTCCGTGTGGATGGTGTCCACATGGAGCAGCTCGTCCTTGGCAGGACTAATAGAAAGAACCGCTACGCCAGTATTGGCGAGGGCTAGATCGAGGCAGACGATGAGAGGTGAGTTATTCATCCTTCGTCATCATCGCCAGAACCGTCACCGTTGTCAACTTCGAAGTCGTTTGATTCCGGCATCTTTTGGTTGTTCAGTTTCCACTTAGATGGATCTGACAAATTCATGTAGATGTTCTTGAAGATGTTGTCTCCATTCATACCGTCGATAGAATCAAAGGCCACAAATGGAAAGGAGTTTACATCAGAGCCCTGGATCTTTGTTACCGAGACTCCTGGGCTCTCCGGCGAACCTTTGCCTGGAAAAAGCGGCTTGGGCGGAGCGATCTGCATGACAATTTCCATCAAAGACGAAGGATCGACTTTGACGTCAAACACCATGATCGGTTTGATAGTAAGCCAGATAGGGTTATCTGTAATCGGAATGCCCGAGTACACCACCTGGTCCCCAAGCACTTGCTTCTCTACGATGTAGCCTAGAGCCTTTTGCTCATTAACAGCAAACTTACCGATAAGGTTGTCGCTCATTCTAATCCTCGGTTAAAGCTCTTCAGTACGTTTTCTGCGGCATTGTTGACCGGAGAATCCATGTACTGCTTGAAGTCGTTGACTCGGGCTACGGCAGCCTGATGCCACATACGAACAATGATGTCGCCTAGGTTCTTCAGAACCCAGGTGCGAGCCTGCCAGGACAGCTTGGTAAAGCCCGAGGCAAGGTACGCTTCTTCAGGAGTAGCGTGGCTGATACCTCCACGAGAGAGGATGTAGCGCATGGCCAGGACAGCCTTCTCCATCTCCTCTTCGGAGATCTGCAGGGTCTGGGTAGAGGTGTAGGTATCTACATGCTGAATCAGATTGCACATACCGACAAACGCACCGGGCACGCAGTTGATTATGTCGTGCTGAGGTACGTAGCTTTCATTAGCCGACATGACGCCACGAGGACTAACCGACAACATATGGTTCGTGTTGAACGGCAGGGCCATGTTGACCGGGATGTCTAGGCTTCTTCGGAAATCTTCTTCTGACATATGTTCTTTCTTTTTTAAGATTAACTCTATTCGATTGTGATTTTCCTGTTCACTTTACCTCCACCCCATCCACATAGACGGGAAAATCCATGCAATCACGGTTCGACTTGATTTTTTTGTTCTTGATGCGATCAACTCCATCGGAGAACTTCCGCATCGCAGACAATGAATCCATGTGAACCGAAAGGCTCACATAGTTGTCACCTTGCATTCCCTGCTCGGTGTAATCGATCTTGCCAGCCATCCAAGCCAAGGATGGGAACTGCTTTGCAAACTGCTTTCTAAAATCCTTGATCCACAGGCTGTCGGTGTAGATCAGCCCGTGCTTGTCGGTATCCCAAGACCGCTTGGGGAAGTACACTTTGATGTGAACAGACAGAAATATAGTGCATCGATACAGACACGCATCGATTTCCCCAACTTCCATTTCGATCTTGGTGGTCGCCACGGCGCGAGTGGCAGGTGACCAAAGCCCGTCCCCCTTGGTTTCACAGATCATGGGGGTCTTGAGGGGCATGGTGATTGTGCAGTTATCATCTAATGGCATTTTGATTCTCCTTTTGGTTTGGTTTAGTAGTGGGGTCAGTCCGCAAGTTTAGCCACCCATTCCGGTTCCTTCCACCCCATCCACATAGACGGGAAGATCCATGCATTCATCGTACCTCCAGATCTTCTTGTTCTTGATGCGATCAACTCCATCGGAGAACTT